CCCCGAGGTCATTATGCGGCCTTGCGTGTCGCTTGGAAGCGACCGCAATATTTATCGAGCGTGTCTATCTCGCCTTCCGTGGCGAGTTCGATAGGGCCGATTTTGAGACCGCAATGCCTGTAAACCGATACAGCAATCGGGATTGTGATCTTATGCCCGTATTTTCCAGACAAGACTTGCGAAGCATAGCTTTGCGAGCAGCCCAGAGCTTCGGTTATAATCTGATTGAGCGATTTTTCTCGCTTGGCTTGCGGCCTGTCGAGCGTCAGCATGTGGGCTTCAATCTCGTCGGAAAGAGCGAACCACTCGCCACGCTCGCGATAAGCGGCGAAGCGAGCGTGCAAATCCCGCTCGTCATCAACAGTGCCTTCGCAGACGCGCTCAAAGCGGAGTTCGACAGGGCTGTCCGTGTGAATTTTCACAAACCGATGCGCGGGCTTCTCCGAGAAGCCGATTTTGACACGACCAAGGTCGCGAGCCGTGACGAAATAGATCATGCCGTCGCCCTCGCTCGGGCGATGACAGTGCAAATCTCCGAAGCCGAAACCGCGCCGCGCGTGATGGCCTCAAGGCTAAGCGCCAATTCCGGCGGCCATTCTCGGCTATCGCGAAGCTGAGACAATCGACCATTGGAAATGCTCAACCCGTCACAAATCTCGGATCTCGATAGCGCACCGGGGCGCTTTAGATATTCCTGTAATGTCATGAGCGAGGATTTTAGACCATCTAAAAGGATTGTTCAAGCACCGATTTGCGCTCATCTAAAAGACCGGCGTTCGCTCCGGCTGTATGATGCGGGCATGGCTGTTCCTGGACACGACTGGTATCTCAAGGAGTGGATGGCGACGCTCGGCAAGAAGCAGGCCGACATCGTTTCCGATCTAGAGTGGAATCCCGCTCGCATATCCCTTATGCTGCGGGGGAAGCAGCAATACACTAGGGACGCAGTCAATGAGCTGTCGGCCTACCTCAACCTCCAACCGTTCGAATTGCTGATGCACCCAGAGGACGCGATGGCCCTCCGCCAATTGCGCGCAACGGCGCTGCGCATTGCCGCCGATTCTCTAAAGGATGACGATGCAGAGGATGTGCGAGCCACCGGATAATTTTAGAAATCCGAAAAAAGTGATTGCAATCTCTTTTTAGCTGTCCTAAAACCACCTCCATCAGACAGCCCCACGGGGCATATGGAGGAAAGCCAGATGGCGCTTCACGATCCAGACCTACAGCGAGCCTTCGCCGCCAACCGGCTGGCGATAGCCCGCGCTCTCGAAGATGAGCCGTGCCCCTACTGTGAGGGCCGCGGCACTGTCCCTCCTGCTGGCAATGGACCCTACTGGGATCGCGAGCGCGTCGAGTGCGTCGAGTGCGACGGGACGGGGGAAGCGCGATGAGCCCCGACCTGATCGCCTTCCTCAAGGCTTGGCACGATTGGGCGACCAATGGGGCGCCGGAGGGGGAGCCGTTCGATCGTTGGGACGGGCTGTGCATGTCAGCCCGGTGGTTCGGCGGGGCGCCGCTGCACCATGAGATTGCCAAGCTCTTTAGCTGCTCATTCCCCTTCGGCGTGGACGAATTCTGGAGACGCCAAAAAGCCGACACCCAACACGAATGCCCCAAGCGCCTCGCATGGGTCCGTGAACGGCTGATCGAAGCCGGGGAGAGCGTGTCGTGAATGGCGGATTTTCGCAGATGATGCGCGTCCTCCAGAGCCTCCCGGCTGACGCGCCAGCAGCAGATCGCTTCCACGCCACACTGGAAGCAAGCGACGCCTTTGTCGCCGAGTGCGACCGGATTTTAGAGCAGCGCCGCGCCGAGCGTGGGGCGCGAGAGGAGCGCGACCAATGAAACACGCCCACACCCGCCACCTGCGCATGACGCTCGAGCAATACAACCGCGCCGCGCACTCCGACGCGCTGGAAGAGATGCAGCTCGTTCCTGCCGAGGCAATGCAGCCGATCGAGATCATCCGCACCATCCCCAAGCGTGAAATCGCTGGCTGGTTTGCTGTGTTTGGGTTGCTGGCTGTCGTGGCGGCTGGATTGGCGGTGATCGCATGACGACGCCCCTGAACGACACCGGCTGGGTGGAACCGCGCCTGATGTCGATCTACGACGCGCTGGAAGAACTTTATCAGCAATATCGCGATCCCGAGGGCGGGACCGATGAAGTGTCGGACATGCTCAGGCGCGCCCGCGACCTCTGCGAGGAAGCGGACATACTGATCGAGAACCGATCGAAGGGCGGCTTCGCATGACCGCCTCTCACCCCTTACAAATCACTGGAGAGCAATGATGGCGCGCAACCGTGAGTTTTCCGACTGGTTCGAGATCGACGATGGCGGTCACCAGCGCGACGTGTTCGTCACGTTCACGATCAGCCCCGTTGTGCCAGCCACCTACTGGCAACCCGCAGAGGGTGGGGAAATCGAACTGCTTTCGGCGGACCCGGAAGGGTGCTGCGACATAATCGACAGCCTTTCCGAGGCCACGCTGGACGGCATCCGCGCCCAGATCGAACGCGATCTGGATCGCTACCTGTTGAGCGATGACGGCCCCGATCCAGACGACGAGCGCGACCGGCGAATTGATGACCGGCTGACGTTCGCCCGTCAAACCACTGACAGGGAGGACGGGAAGTGATCGTCAAAATCCAACGCCCGCTTGTGTCCAGTGAGCCCGACCCGATGGCGCTGGTCTATAACCGCGACCGCTCGCTTGAGGCCCACATGCCGATGACGCCCGACATCGAGGCGCTTTTCGCCGACGGCTCGCTGAAAGTATATCACCGGGCCAGCCTTCGCGGGACCGAGTTGCACATCGGGCGGCGCGTGAAGGAACCGAACTGGTGACGCCCGCCACCCCCACCCCTGACATGGAGAAAAGCAAGTGACCGACGTTGATGAATTGCCGCGCGCTGAAACCGGAACCGCCATTGCACTGATCGTCTCGCAGACGCCCGTCGTCGTGCTGACCGACGAAGAGAAGCGCGCCGAGTTCTACGCCCACATCCAGGCCGAGGTCGACGCCTTCGTCCCCGACGTATCGACCGCGAAGGGCCGCAAGGCCATTGCCTCGCTCGCATACAAGATTGCGCGCACAAAGACCGCGATCGATGACGCGGGCAAGAAATTGAACGAGGAAGCCCGCGCAAAGATTAACGCCGTTGATGCCGAGCGCCGCGCCGTTCGCGAGCATTTTGACGCGCTATCCGCGAAGGTTCGCCAGCCCCTCACCGAATGGGAGGAAGGCGAGAAAAAGCGCCTCGAGTTCATCGACAACATGGTCGCCATGTTTCGCGCCGCCCGCGTTGTCGAGATGGGCGAAACCTCGGCATCGATCCGCGAGCGTGGCGCCGAGATTTACAAGACCGTCCTCAACCCCGTCGTCTTTGGCGATCGGCTCGACGATGCCCAGCGCGAGAAAGACGAAACGGTTGCCGTCCTGAAAGCGGCGATGGACCGGGCGATCGTCGCCGAGAAAGAGGCCGAGGAACTGGCCCGGCTGCGCGCTGAGAACGAAGCCCGCGAACGCGCCGAGCGCGAAAAGGCCGAGGCCGAGCGCATCGAACGTGAGCGGAAAGAAGCCGAGCGCCGTGCCGAGGAGGCCCGCGCCGACGCCGAGGCCGAGGAAGCCCGCCGGGTCGAGGTTGCCGCCAAGGAGGCCGAGGAACGCGCCCGCGAGGAGGAGCGCCGCAAGCATGAGGCCGAGTTGGCCGCCGAGCGTGAGCGCGCCGAGCGGGCAGAGGCCGAGGCCCAGGCCGAGCGCGACCGCATCGCCGCAGAGGAAGCCGAGCGCGCCGCGCGCGAAGCGGACAAGGCCCACCGCACGAAAGTCATGGGCGAGGCGAAGGCGGCTATCATGACCTGCGGCGTCGACGAGGAGACGGCCCGCAAGGTCGTGCTTCTGATCAAAGCCGGGGAAGTCCCGCACGTTCGGATGGAGTTTTGACGATGACCGACAATCCCTTTGACCACGATTACATCGCGCCGACCCCGGTCGAGGACGTGCCGGACGTCAAGGCACCAGCCCCGAAAGGCAAGGGCCCGGTCTATCATAATGACCTTATTCAGGGCTCGGACGAGTGGCTGGCCCAGCGTTGCGGCCTCATCACCGCCAGCGAGATGGAGCTTATCCTGACCCCGACCTTAAAGGTCGCGGACAACGATAAGACCCGCGCGCACGTATACGAATTGCTGTTCCAGCGCCTCACGGGATTTGTTGAACCGCAATACGTATCGGACGCAATGCTGCGGGGCCAGGAGGACGAAATCTATGCCCGCGCCGCCTACGAGGAGCATTTCGCGCCCGTCACCGAGGTCGGTTTCATCACCAATGACCAGTGGGGATTCACGATCGGCTATTCGCCAGATGGGCTGGTCGGCGATGATGGCCTGATCGAGTGCAAATCGCGCGCCGGCAAATATCAGGTGCAGACGATCGCCGAGAACGATGTGCCCGCCGAATACATGCTGCAGCTGCAAACCGGGCTGCTTGTTACCGGGCGCAAGTGGATCGACTTCATCAGCTACTCGGGCGGGCTTCCGATGTTCGTCAAGCGGGTCGAGCCTGACCCGCTGATCCAAGGCGCGATCATCGCCGCCGCCACCAACTTTGAAGCCAGGATCGCCGAGAAGGAGCGCGAATATCGCGCGACCTTGGCGGGGATGCGCAAGGTTATCGAGACCGAGCGCCGACAAGAGGAGGAGATTGTCCTGTGACCGACGTTATCGACATGTCGCGCTTTATCGAGGCTAAATCGGACCAGCTCAATGCGGACGATTTGATCGGCGCCCCGCGCACCATCACCGTCACCCGCGTGACTGGCAGCGACGGCGACCAGCCGGTTGCGATCCACTATGAGGGCGACGGCGGAAAACCGTTCAAGCCTTGCAAGACCATGCGCCGCGTACTGATGGCCGTCTGGGGCAAATATGCCAACGAATATGTCGGCCGCTCGATGACCCTATACCGTGACGATAGTGTGACCTTTGGCGGCCTCCAGGTCGGCGGGATCCGCATCAGCCATATGACGGGGATCGACAAGGAGACCGTCATTGTCGTGCTCAAGTCCAAGGGCAAAAAGGGCGGCATTAAGATCAAGCCGCTCGCCAGCCCCCGGCACGATGCGCCCCCCCAGCAACAGCGCCAGACCCCCGAGCAATGGGTGGAATCCTATATCGCCGACGTGAACAAGGCCGAGAACCTGGAAGCCCTCGCCCGTGTCCAGCAAAAGGCGACAAAGGCCCTCGAGAAACTCGCCGGCGCGCATCCCGAATTGCACGAACGGGCCGTCCGCGCGGGCAAGGATCGGGCCGACGCGCTCAACCCATCCGAGGGGTGCGCGGTCGAGGACATGGGCGAGGCAGAGGACGCACCCTTCTGATGGCCATCCCCCCAGACTTTGACCCCGCACGCCCGCTTAAACAGTCGGCGAAGCTGCACGGCATATCGGTCGCCACGGCGCACAAGTGGCGCGCGAAAATGGGTTACAAGCCCGACCGCGCCGACCTTTGGAGCGAGGAGGATATCCAGCGCCTCAAAAGCCTCTATTCGAGCGGGAGCCTGAACAGCATTGCCGCGACGCTCGGGCGCACGGTGTCATCGGTCAAGGCCAAGGCGGTTAATCTGGGCCTGCGCCGGGCGACCGGCAATTTCGCCCCCGATCGCGCACCGCAAATCCGCGGCCGAGTCCAGGGCCAAGCCGACATGGCCGCCCAGCATTTGCAGAAATTTGCGCCGGTCTTTCGCTGCGATGACAATGGCGAGGCCAATCCGAAAGGCAAATGCTGGCGCTACGGCAACACGATTTTGACCGAATCCGAAATGCTCGAGCGCGCCGAGCGCAAGGGCTGGGATGCCGACGCATGGAAGCGTTTGGCGGCTTAGAAATCCTCAACGAAGAAGGCGGGCGGGCACCTAACAAGGCCCGCCAGAGAAA